TACTTTTTTGGAATGTAGGCGCTGAACCAGGGTTGACAGACACAACAATTTATGATAGGATAGACTCTTATCGAAACTGGGACAAGTATAATGCGAGCAATACTAACAGCACCATTTACTCCTATATCTAAGAACATTGCTAGTCATCGTTCTGCGCAAGGTGTAATCTATGCTGACCAGCTCAAGCAAGCTGGTATCAATATCGATATTGCTATGTCAGGCAAGATGCCTGAAGACTTCAATGATTATGATGAGATGTATGTCTATCATGGTAACGATTGGTTCGGTACACTGAACATGTTTGGTGGTGTTAAGAACTACGGCAATATTGAAAACGTTATCAGAGTCTCTAAGTTTAAAGGCAAAGTATACAGTATCGGTATCGAATATCCCGACTACTATAGCATGCTGCAAGCTCGTCTAGAAAAAGAAGAGAATCCGCATGTTGATTGGAGAAAAGTCAATTGGGATGGGATGCAGCGTATCCAAAAAGAAGCTACAGTCATAGATCCAAATACAGTAGTGACTTATCCTCGTATTTCGATCGGTGACTCACACGCTATTTGCATGTATCGTCCGAAGTGGATGAACATTTCGATTCCATATAAGACTCTACACGGCGCACTTCAGAAGCGACTTGATACCTTGATTCCTGAAGGCAAGTTCGAACACATTGAGTTTTACTTTGGTAATATCGATGTTCGCCATCATCTTTGCCGCTTTACAGATCCAGTAGAGTCGACTAAAAAACTAGCTGAGTCTTATGTAAAACAAGCAAATGAAATTGCTGAGAAGTATTCTAGTCAAGTTACACTGTATGAATTGCTTCCTATCGAAGATGAATCACGTAAGCTTCCACAGACTGGTTATTATAAAGGAAAGCCATTCTCAGGTACAAGACAACAACGCGATGATGTTAGATTACTCTTTAAGGAAGAACTTATTGAGCAATGTAAAAAATATGATAATGTAAATGTTTTTGAATGGGTTGATAAAGTTACGAATGACAAAGGTGAATTAGATTTCATGTACATGGAAAAGCCCCAATCTGTTCACCTATCTCGTGAGTTTTATCCACATTGGCAGGGGAGAGAATGGAATGAAAAATACAAAACCACAGAATCAAGCTTACAGCGGTTTATGTTCTGATTTTGAAAGAGTGATGGCTGTTATGGATCAAAGAAATATACAATACAAATTCAATGAAGAAAAGTTTATTGGTGAGCTGAAGAGGTATATAGATAGTACGTACAATTCTCACTACGTAGGTCCAGATAATGTTCAAGCATTTGAACTTATTGTATCTGCAGGCCATGGTATGGGATTTACTATTGGTGATATCATCAAGTACGCATCACGTTATGGAAAGAAAGATGGTCGTAATCGAGCCGACCTTTTGAAAATCCTTCACTACACTATTTTAGCACTCTACGTGCATGATAAGGAAACAAATAATGGAAATTAAGATCGACGTTGAACAACTCCGCAAACAGAAGCTTTTTGTCGCCACTCCCATGTATGGTGGCATGTGTGCTGGTATGTTTGCAAAGTCTTGCTCAGACCTTTCGGCCATCTGTACACAGTATGGTATCCAACTTCAATTCTACTTCCTCTTTAATGAGTCATTGATTACTCGTGCACGTAACTACTGCGTCGACGAGTTCATGCGTTCAGGCGCAGATCACTTGATGTTTATCGACTCTGACATCGGCTTTAATCCACAAGACATTATCGCTATGATGGCACTTCAGTCGCAAGAGCCTGAAAAGTATCATATTCTTGGTGGTCCATATCCTAAGAAGTGTATCTCTTGGGAAAAGATCAAGCGCGCTGTCGATAAGGGTGTGGCTGATAATGATCCTAATATCCTTGAGCGTTTTGTCGGCGATTACGTCTTCAATCCTAAAGCTGGTACACAATCGATCGCGATCGGTGAACCATGCGAAGTGCTTGAGATTGGTACAGGTTTCATGATGGTACATAAAGCTGCGATGCAGAAATATGTCGATTCGTATCCACAATACATGTACAAGCCAGATCATGTTCGTACTGAACACTTTGATGGATCACGTGAGATCCATATGTCATTCCAAGCTGAGATCGATCCTGTGTCGAAGCGTTACCTCTCTGAAGATTATTGGTTCTGTCAGAAAGCACAAGCTATCGATATCAAAACTTGGTTCTGCCCGTGGATGCGCTTGCAACACGTCGGCAGCTATATCTTCGGTGGTTCACTCGCTGATATCGCTTCAATCGGAGCTTCAGCTACTGCCGATCCTAATGCACTCGGCGGTAAACAGAATCGTAAAGAACCGCGCAAGTAATTGAACCTACTATAACATGGAGTATATTATGCAGAACATTAAACTTGAAGCACGTACCATGCAAGTCCTTAAGAACTTTGCGACAATCAATCCCTCGCTTATGTTCCATTCAGGAAATGTTATCAAGACTCAGTCGCCAACATCTTCGGTGTTGGCGATTGCCAAAGTACCTCAGAGCTTCGAATCGCAGTTTGCGATCTATGAACTCTCTCGTCTCCTTGGTGTCATGTCTCTCTTCAAAGATCCTGAACTCCAGATCGATGAAAAGTTCCTCGTCATCAAGGATGATACTAACCGTAAAGTCAAGTATACTTTTGCTGATCCATCGGCTATCATTTCGCCTAAGCCTGATGTTCAGATCAAAATGCCTGACACTCTCGCTGAAACAAAGATCTCTGCAGAAACACTCAACGACGTGCTTCGTGCAGCTGCTGTTCTTAAGCATACAGCAGTCTCGATCAATGGACGTGATGGTAAGTTGAACGTCTCAACACTCGATCCTACTGGTAAGAACCGTGATACCTATGATGTATATCTCGGTGAAACTGATAAGATCTTCCAACTCAACTTTAGCCTTGATACCTTCAAGCTTTTGCCCGGTGACTATGATGTGACTGTCGCAAAGGGTATCGTTCATTGGCGTGGAGAAAATATCGAGTACTATACTGCTGCAGAAACTAGCTCTACTTTCTGATTATTGTTTTTTATATTATGGAGTTAATTGATGCAAGAGAACTTTTTGTGGGTGGAGAAGTATCGGCCGAAGACAATCGCCGATACTATCCTACCTGAAAACCTTAAAACTACTTTCCAAGAATTTATCAACAATGATAATATTCCAAATCTTATTCTCAGTGGTAGTGCTGGTGTTGGCAAAACTACAGTGGCTCGTGCCATGTTGGAGGAAATCGAAGCGGACTACGTCGTCATCAACGGATCAATGAATGGCAATATTGACACGCTCAGAAATGACATCTTACAATTCGCATCGTCAATTTCACTTAAGGGAGGAAGAAAGTATGTCATCCTTGACGAGGCAGACTACCTTAATCCCAACTCCACTCAGCCCGCACTCAGAAACTTCATGGAAGAATTCTCCAGGAACTGCGGCTTTATCCTCACATGTAACTTCAAGAATCGAATCATCGAACCGTTACACAGTCGATGCTCTGTAATTGAGTTCAACATCGGCAAGACGGATATGGCCAAGCTTGCCATGCAGTTCATGAAGCGTGTTGAAACTATTCTTACAACAGAGAATGTTGCCTATGAGAAAGCGGTCATCGCTGAAGTAATCACTAAACACTTCCCAGACTGGCGTCGTGTACTCAACGAGTTGCAACGTTATTCAGTTACTGGTAAGATCGACAGTGGTATCCTTGTAAACCTTGAAGAAGAGTCATACAAGCAACTTGTCGAACTGTTGCGTGATAAAAACTTTACGTCTATGCGTAAGTGGGTCGATACAAATCCTATCGATCAGACAACTCTCTATCGTAAGTTCTATGACACTGCTGCACAGTTTATGTCTGCGCAAGGTGTTGCACAACTCGTACTACTTCTTGGTCGCTATCAATATCAAGCAGCGTTCGTTGCAGATCCACAGATCAACGTCTCTGCTTTCTTGACTGAAGTCATGATGAAGTGCGAGTTTGAGTGATGGCTTATGATTGGCGTTTTGAGAACAGCATCAACTTCACTAAAGATTATCAGGATCCAGAAAACAACGAGATGAAGTACTCTGCATGGAGGACTAACTCATCGTTGTCTCTGCATCCTGATACAGTGTTGTATGCCAATGAAATGAACATGCTCCACCACCTGGATGATAAACTCCAGTATGACTACCTCTTCTTTTCTATTCGAAAGAAAAAGCGCTTCTTCAAGAGAGAAAAGAAGTCCGAGGACGTCAACTTTGACTTAATTAGGCAACACTATAAATATAATAACGAACGAACAAGGGAGGCTCTAACGATCCTCACGGAAGGTCAGATCGATATTATAAAACAAAAAGAAGAAAAAGGTGGGGCATGAATATAGTAGATAGCCTAATTGAAGTGAGGATCGCTGAAGAAGAAGACTTCCTAAAGATCAAAGAGACGCTTACCAGAATCGGTGTAGCTTCGAGGAAAGATCAGAAGCTTTATCAGTCCTGTCACATCTTGCACAAGCAAGGTAAGTATTATATCGTCCATTTCAAAGAACTCTTTGCTTTGGATGGTAAACCTTCAGACTTTACAGCGGAAGATAAAGGTCGTAGAAACACGATCATTCAACTTCTCGAAGAGTGGGGTCTGATTAAAATTGTAGAACCGGAAAAGATCAACGATCCTAAGGCTCCAATGAGTCAGATCAAGATTCTACCTCATAAAGAAAAAAATAATTGGACTCTCGAAGCTAAGTACAATATTGGCAGAAAGAAAAAGTAATGATGAAGTTTTTTGGTATGAAGAAGCCTACTGATAAAACATTGGCTGAAGTGAAGTTAGATCAGATCCGAGACATCTTATTTCCTCCTTGCGAACGTCACGAAGACAAAGACGGCGTCAAGTATCAAGTCGACTTCTCTGTCGATATGAACCTTGATGCCGCACTGACTGACCTCGAAGAAGGTTATAACGACCCGACAAGTCGGGAGACGATCAAGAAAGTTGCTAACAGGTTATATCAGGTTAGAGAGATCTTGAATGCGTATCAAGAATTGACTGATGCGGATTACTTGATCGTCGACGATTTATCGGAGGACATCGATGAGAAAATACAGGCGTCAGATAGAGAACATTGACAAGTTCATTGCCGCTCTAGAAGAAATGATTGATGCTCGTGATGATATGTGGGAGGAGGAAAAGTACTCCAACTACAAATATATGTGGAAGATTCAGAATGAGAGATACATTCCTGCAAAGGAACAGCTAAGAGAGTCTCTCAAGAACTTCATCATTGAGGTTCTCGAAGAAGACGATAGTAACTCAGAAGCTGCTTAATGTAACGATTTTTGTTACATAACTATTTGAAACTATTGAGCTTTTTTGTAACACGTTTTGATACAAAAAAAGCATGTACATCGGTTCCAGACTAGGGTATAATACTACTATAGATTGGAAAGGAACCAAGATGTCTATCTACACGACAGCGAAACATGGGTATCCGGAATTGCAAGCTCTTGTCCAAGCTTACAACGGTGACGTGACTGTGTGTAAACCTGGCAAGATGCCTCAACGTACATTCCGCCAGCGCGGTACGTGGGAAGCTATGGCTGCTAAGAACGGTGCACCGACTTTTGTGCCTCGTGCTCAGCGCGCTTCTAACTATAATCCTGATGTGAGGGGCTAATGACTGAATTTCTGTCTAAGATCGATCCTTTCGAGGATGTCAAGCAAGAGCTGTATGCTCGCTTGAAAGCAGTGCATGCTTCTATGGCTGTCGCTGTAGACGAAGATGATGAATTCAGTCAGGGTATCGACTGTCGTCTGGCAAACGAAGAGTTGTGGCTGTTGCACTTGCTGGATAAGATCGAGAAGTCATAAAACGGTTTACTTCTCCGACCAGTATGATATAATGCTTCTTAATGGAGGTTTGTCATGACTATGCACTTGTTGCCGGCCTACTACACGTCTACCAACTACAAAGTTCAGAAAGCAAAACCAAAGCAGCTCGATGCTCATGATGCTTGGCTATGGAAACGTGGTCTGCATCCTGAACAGATTCGTCTCAAGAAAACCGGCGACAAGAACTGGAAAAAAGATTACAGTTCTGGTCTCAAGGTCGATCGCAGCAACTATGTAAGTGCTGGCTTCGGCAATGGATCTACATCGAAAGCAGAACCAAAGGTGTACAATGGTGAGCGCAAGCTTCTTGGAATCGCTACTATGCACAAGTCTAACATGGTGCCTGTCTTCGCCAAGTCAGACGCCGAAGACATCGCGAGGATGCGTCGTGGATAACAATGATAAGACCATACAGGTCGCTATCCAAGTCCAAGATGCCAGCGGTGTCTGGAGAAACTATCACGTGACTACGAACGATAGTCAGAGAATCTTGAGCGAGATGCATTCTCTTCAGAGAACGTATCCTGCTTTCCGAGTTCGGGCAGTTGAACTAGAAACTGGCCGAGTGGTAGACATCCTCTAAAAGATGTTTACATTAGTCACAGACTGTAGTATAATATCTCTACAGTTGAAAACTGTACTAAATTACTCAACATGGAGAAAGTGAATATGCATAATACTAAGACTGAAGCCCTTATCGAAGCTTTCGAATCGGGCAAGGAATTGACCGCAGCACAGATCTCTGCTCGTTTCGGTCTCACTAACCCGACCGCCTCGATCACTGGTCTTCGTAAGGCTGGCTATGCGATCTATCTTAACAACCGTAATGGTGTTTCGAAGTATCGTCTCGGCAAGCCAACTCGCAAGATGATCGCAGCTGGTTATGCTGCTCTCGGCGCTGAAGGCTCTGGCCTCGTCTGAAAAAAAATGCAAAAAAGTGTGAGGAGATTCGTCTCCTCATACTAAATAGACCGATGTTTGACATTGTTGGTTTCTTGTTGAGGCAACTTCGGTTGTCTCTTCAAAAGCGCACCAAGGCATAGTCGCGACTGCCTTTAGTGACCTAGCCGAGTCAATGCTCAACTTCCGAGTTGAGTAGACTACACGGTGGGCGGTTTAATTC